AATACTGCCAGCGTGACCCCAATCATTTTGAGAACTATTAGCGTTAGCGTTTGACATATATGTTGAGCCACTCATGTTGCTTGCAAAACTTAAAAGTTGTTTTCCTGTAGCTGTATCTCCTAAACTGCTAATATTTAGGCTCTCATGTATAGTTGTTCCAGCAGAGTTAGTTGATGCAAAGGCTTTAGCCGCTGCTTGCCCCGTAAGCGTAATCGGCCCAGTGCCAGCCGCATCACTAATTGTTGTTGCCCTTATTTCACTCATACGATTACTAAGCTCCCACCAGTTGTGACGGTCAAGGTAACGCCAGAGGCCACGGTCAAAGGCCCAGCCGCAAGTGCATTCTCAGTTGCGTCTATAGTGACATTGGTATCTAGTTGTTGCTCATGCACTCTGAAGATGTCGCCACTAGCAGCCGCTGGGCCAAGTGTGCCTCTTTCGCCTTTATACCTGCCGCCACCTACCGCCGTGCTAAGGTCAACCGCTGTGAAGATCAGGATGTCAATGATGTCGCCAGCCGCTGCGCCTGTAGTTAGAACCACGTCTGAGCCGTTAGTCGCCGTGAAGTCTGTGCCATCGACCAACCTGACGCCGTTCATGTAGACGTCTACAAAGCCAGCCGTGTAACCCACCGTATTGAAGGTCGTCTGTGACGCAGTAGATGTAAAGGTCTGCCGTGTCTGGGTTGCCTGTGGGACGGGGGCATTACCTATGTAAGCTGACATTAGTTACCCTCCAGTGCTGTTACTCTAGCTTCCAAGGCTTCGATCTTGGCTATGCTTTCTTTCAGTGCAGCCGTTAGCAATGGCACCAGTTTGCTTTGGTCGATACCTTGCATGACTGCGTTGCCATCATCGTCAACCTCGTTGTGGGTGCCTGTGACCGCCTCTGGTACGACTGCTTGTGCTTCATGTGCTAGGAAACCGTCTACTGTTTTGTCAGGGTCAGCAATGAAGTTAAACCGTTTGGGTTCTAGCTGTTTGACCCTTGTGATACCGTCAGTAACATTTGTTACGTTTTCTTTTAGGCGGTGGTCTGAGGTTGTGTTATAAGACGTTGACGAAGAACCTCCGACAATATCACCGACTTGTGCTCCACTAGCATTATTAAATCTCACTGCTGTGTAATTATTTGCTTCAGGCTCTATTATTATTCCACCAGTTGATCCAATAACTTGAACTTGAAGCGTATAAGCATTATCAAAAACGCTTGACGTTCTTAATAAAGTCCGACCGCTGCTGTCGATACGCATACGTTCTGGGCCATTGGCACCAAACGTCAAGGCATTACTGCTATGGCTGTAATCAATATAACCAGCGCCATTGTCTTGCGGATCACCAAAACGAATTTGGTTGGATGCGGTGTTGGGCGAAAGAAACTGAAGAACAGCGGTTGTGCTGTTTTCCAACGTCAATACTGAAGATGCCTGACTTGCTACTGTACCCGCAGATCCTTTATGCACATGGAGGGTTTGGTCTGGCGAACTCGTCCCAATGCCTACGTTGCCGCTGCTGTCGAGGGTCATTGCGGTATTTGTAATTCCACTGCCATAGTTATTAGTAGTGCCAAAAGCTAATGATGACCCACCACCACTAAACTTAGCCCCAATTCTTACAGCAGGTTGAGATGCAGTATTAACATATGGAGCCTCAATTAAAGAAACATAATTATCTGCCGTATAACTTGTTTGCCTTATTCTTATGCCTTCACCTGCCGTTGTACCTGTAAAAGTAGAGCCAAGTGCATTTGCAGCGTCAATTGTAATTGGGTTGGAAGGAGAAATCGTACCCACGCCAACCCGATTGTTCGTACTGTCAACGTAAAGCGTGTTGGTGTCTACGGTCAGATCACCGCCAACTGTACTATCCCCACCAACGTTTGCAGTGGTTGTGCTGAGGAAAACAGCTTTTGTGCCTAAGTAACCACTCATTAGGTTTGCTCCAAGATACTCAGGATAACATCTGTTGCGCCAGATGCTGAGACTTTAAGAATGTCTGTCGCTTCCATGACGATCTTACCGTCTAAGACAGAAAGAGATGAATTAGCTGGGATAGGTACTGAGGTGACAATCTCAACGTCTTGGTTTGCTTCGTCGTTGTTACCTGCACGGGCTGCCGTGTCAGACGACAGAGTGACAGTAGCTGTTACCTGACTGCCCGTGGTGTTACCTAAGACCAGACCTATGATGATTGTCGTTGTAGAGGCAGCTACAGTATAGATGTCGTCAAGCGTTGTGACCCCTGCCTTGGTTACAACTTTGAATGTGTTTGCCATTTGATATTATCCTCTTATCCTAAAGCAATCGCCAATGCAACGGCAGATGCATCTGCTGCAGTGTTAGCATAAGCTGTTGTTGCAATAGTAGTGTTGTTAGTACCCTCTGCCTGAGTAGTTCCTGTAGTAGCAGTATTAATCGTACCGTTTAAATCTCCACTAAATGTAGTGGCATTAGCTGTAGTAAATGTTCCTGCTGCTGCACTATTAGCACCAATAATAGTACCATCAATAGCACCACCATCAATGTTTACATTTGTTGAATCTTGTGTGGCAATTGTACCAAGACCCAATGTAGTTCTTTGAGCACTTGCATCGGCATCATCAAGAAGTGCTTTACCTGCTGCAGTAAGATCATAAGTAGCTGCCGTACCAGAACCAGTAAATTGAATACCTTTATCTGCTGCAGATGTAAGTCCTGCAAGTGCTTGCAGTTCTGCATCTAGTCTTGCATTAGCCACAGTACCAGTAAGCTGACTTGCATCAATACTTTTATTAGTAAGAGTTTGTGTTCCTGTAAGTGTAGCTACAGTAGAGTCAATAGCAACAGTAAGAGTATTTAAAGACCCACTTGTATCAATACCAGTTCCACCAGCAATAGTAAGTGTTTCACTATCTAAGTCAATGCTTAGTGCTCCACCACTGTCACCTTGAAAGTCTAAGTCCTGTGCAGTAACTTGTGCATCTACATAAGCTTTAATTGATTGTTGTGTAGCTAGATGAGATGCACTATTAGAAACCATGTCATCTTCATCTTTAATTGACGTACCACTTATTGTACCATTCAGTACAGCACTTGTCAATGTTTTATTTGTTAGTGTATCTGTTGTTGCTTTACCAACAAGTGTATCAGTACTTGTAGGCAGTGTCAAGGTACCTGTGTTACTAATAGATGAAATAATAGGAGTTGTAAGTGTTTTATTAGTTAAAGTTTGTGTTGTATTAGTACCAACTACAGTTGTTGTTGCATCAGGAAAAGTAATCGTTCTGTCTGCAGTAGGGTCTGTAATAGCAAATGTAGTTTCAAATGCATCTGCTGTTGATCCTTCAAATACAAGAGGCGATGAACCAGAAAGAACAGCACCTGTCATATCTACTACACCTGTAATTGTAGCTGCATTTACAGTTGGAGATGTAAGTGTTTTATTTGTAAGTGTTTGAGATCCAGTAAGAGTAGTTACAGTGCTATCAATAGCAAAAGTAACAGTATTACCAGAACCAGAGGTATCAATACCCGTACCACCAGTAAATGTCATAGTCTCACTGTCTAGGTCAATACTAAGAGCACCGCCTGTATCAGCTTGAAAGTCTAAATCTTGAGCAGTTACTTGAGAGTCAACGTATGCTTTGATAGATTGTTGTGTTGCCAATGCAGTTGCACTGTTAGAAGTCATTGTATCTTCGTCAAGAATAGCAGTAACAGTAGCACCACTAGCAAGAGCTAAACTTGTATTGGCAGTAATTGTAGTACCAGTAATTGCAGCAGCCGTAGTTCCACCAATAACAGCACTATCTATTGTACCACCATTAATATCTGCAGTATCTGCTACAAGACTATCAATGTTAGCTGTACCATCAATGTATAAATTTTTAAACTCTTTACCGCTTGAACCTAAGTCAATGTCGTTGTCTGTGGTAGGTTCAATAACACCATCTTTAACTAAAAACTGTTGAGTAGATACACTAGATACGTCAATGCTAAATTCTACTTGGTTGCTAGTATCATTAACTACAACTTTGTTTAATGGAGTAGTAACACCTGCATCACCAATAAGACCAATTACTGGACCTTCTGCTGCAGTCCCATCATGTGCGTGTCCAGTGCTATTATTAAAAGCAGCAAGAAGTTGGTCAAACTCATCATTAGAGTCTGCTGCCTGTATAATATCACCGTCTGTGTATGTAGACTGTCTTGTATAACCTGCCATTTACCTTCTTGCTCCTACATCAAATTCTAGCTGAAAACCTTTAAGTGAGTATGGTGCTGATTCCGCATTATCCACAACACGAAGTGCTACAGCAAAACCTGATCCTTCTACTGGTTGCCTTACAAGTGGGTTTGTCTGACCACCATAAGTAGCTGTTCCATATAATGAAGTTCCATAAATAGCTACTACCTTCGTTGAATCAAAAGGATAAGCTGCTGGTCTTGGTACATTAGGATCTTCATAATCATACCGCAAAAACAAATCAGAGTTTACAAGACCTGTTGGTGAATAGTTAATAATAACCCTTTGAAAGTTTTTACGTATACCTGCATCACCTGCTGTAAGATCTGGACTACGATAACGACCTATAATATTTGTACCGTCAAACTTGTTAGTTTTTTCTTGTCTATACACATAGCCATCATAACCACCATGTAATATAAACGTATCACCCTGAACACTTATTGAATCTGTACAAGCTGGCTGAATACCTTTTAGTTTAGCAAACTCATATCCCTGAGCTTTTCTTACTGCAATAACTCCAATTGTTGTAGATTCAAGTTGACTATTTGGTTTAGAAAAGAAAATGCGATACTGTGTTTTATCTGGAATAACTACACTGTTAAAGTCGTCAACATCAGTTTCACCTTCAAATAATTCTTGTATAGGTTTACTAATAGTACCAAGTTCTACGTCATTAATTTTAGCTGTACCTGCAACTGTACGTAAACCATCACGACCAAGAAATATTATTTCACCTGCAAGTTCTTGTACAGTAAAGCCGTTAAGACATCCAATGTCTCTAGTTACTGGTTGCAATACAAAGTCTGCAATAGTATTTCCTACAAGTTTATATATACGTTCTTCTGCAAAGATAAACAGTTCATCACGAAATGGAAACAATGCTGTAACTTTACTGTCAACTCGTATTGAACCTGAACCATTAGCCGGA